TAAATTTGCCGTACTTTGTAAGGTTGTCGCCTTCCTCAATTGTTCCAACCTCAGCAGCTGCAACCTCGATCAGTCGGGCATTTGTGCCCTGCGGATAGTTACTCATCAGCCGTCACAATTGGTGTGAAGTGTTCCGCTTCTGGGTTTAGATAGCGTTGATAATCTGAATTGGCTTCGTCCATAGGAATTGCTGCACCATCTGACCGCAGAATTACACCTGCTTCATCTAGCACTTCATAAGTAAAATTGCTCATAGTTCAGCCTCCGCGACCCATTGAAATGTTGCGCCTTGTGTTGTTGTAAAAGTTGAAGCATTTTGGTTTCTCACCAAGAAATTGTTTGCGCCAATTTGAGAAGCAACTGCCGTATTGCTTGCTAAGTCCAATCCGTCACTTACTTTAGAAGCAACTGCTGCGGTTCCATTTTGACTATAACAAGTGATAGTTGGAGTTGAACGCATAGTTGTCCGTAAAGGAACGGAAGCATAAACCGAGTTGTTTGCCACAGAAGTTGCAGTTACAAAAGCACTAATTCCAGTAGCGGTCGCTGCTGCTGGAGCAGTAGTTGTGTCATAAGACTTTTGGTAATAACGTTGCGCCGCGGAAAGTTCTCCTTGGATTGTTCCTGTTGCAGTTTGGAAAGCAGTAGCAACTGAACCTTGTTCAACTTGTACGCCCCAAATGTCAAAAGTGTTGTTTTGCAATGCCTGCATTCCGCCTGCTCGACCATTCCAAGTAGAACCTGCTGACACCCACAAAATACACTCAAGATAACTGGTGTTGTTAGTTCCTGGAGTTACGCCAACTAAAGTTCCTAAAGAACCTGTAATTGAATAACGTTGCCAAGAAGTCGAAATTGTTACATTTCCAACCGAAGTAACTGAACTTCCTGAACCACCAGTTCCGACAGTTTGATTTAATTCCAAACCAATTTTAGGAGTGCCAGTTGCAGCCTTTGCCCAAAAAGAAATTGTAAATGTGTTTCCTGCAAGCGTGTGTACATCTTCAATAAATTGTGCAAGGTATGCTAAATCCCCAGCAGCAGATTGCCCAGTTGTGACAATTCGTGCATAGTTTGTGCCTTCGTATCCTGCGGCGGGTGCATTACCAGCCGTAAAAGTTTGTGCGGAATAAGTCGTGGTTCCACCAGCAAAACCCGCTTTCCATCTATCAAAACCATAAGTGCCGCTTGTTGTAGTGCTAGTAAAACTTCTTTGATTTATGTTGAAATTGCCATTAATAATTTTATTCTTACCTGCTGCAAAATTAGCCGTATAGCGCAAGCCTGTTGAAGTGGAACTATCTGCTACGAGTGTCTCACCATTGTTGCCTACTGCTAGGCGTGCTGGTGTGTCATTTGCACTAGCTGCGATTAGATCGCCCTTAGCGTCCACAATTGAGTTTTGGATCGCGTTAGCATCATCTGATGTGACCCACTTAAAGTCCATGTCGGTGTTGCTATTTTTGGCTAACACTTGATCGGTTGTGCCGCCTTTGAGATCAGCTAGTGATGTGTCAACAGCTTGTCCAAAGACCTCAAAATCGGCAGGCAAGTCCGTTACGAGATCACTTGCTGTTGGCATTTGCCAGTTAAAATTCGACGTTGGGTTTGCCATGTTTTCTCCTTCTTAGGTGATAATTGTCGCACGCGCCCAGTCGAGTGTTGGCGACACGCCCGACCAAGTAAATGCAGCTGAGATTTCGTCCCATTGCAAAGCCTGCAATGAGTAAGCCGTTGGTGAAATGTTAAGAGTGATCGAGAGTTGGTTGTACGACGCCTGAAATGACCAGCCCTCAACAAAGCCCTGAAAGATACCGCCCATGTTCGCTGGTAGGTCATTGATTGCTACTGCCTCACCCATAAACACGCCAATGAGGTTGTCACGGTCGCTGTCGTCTAGCTCTGGGTTTGTCAGGTCAAATGTGATCTCACTAAAGATTGCTTGCGGTGTTTTGCGCAATGCAAGGTAAAAATTGGCTTGCTGGGTTGCATCAGCTGAGTTGTGCAAGGTTGTCGAAATGATCTGAGACAACGTGCCGTATTGCAAAATTGAGTCTGCGTCGCTGGCACTTTGCTCTGCACTGCTGGTTGCACCGTATTGAATAGTCAGGTTATTGCGTACGTCGCCCGCTCTGGTTTCAACGCGCAAACCAGCTGCGCGCGCTTGGTTGGCTGTTAGCTGCACATAGCCATTGTTTGACAGGTATAAACTGCGGTGTGTAGCTGAGGCATAGCTAATGCGTCCAAATGCGTCCTCGTAAATGTAGCCAAGACCTGACGTTGCAAGCTTTGATACCAAAGAATAAACGTCTGTGCGATCACTTGACCTAGCAGCTAACTCATAATCACCAGGGCGGTCGATCTCACCTAGACCAACATTTTCTGCTGTTGCCCATGTTGTCGTTGGGTCATAATCTGCCCACGTTTCAGCTGCTGGGACTTCTGCCCAAGTGTTAAGCAATAAGTCTGACAAAATTTCCCAGATTTGATCGCCGTCAAAATCTTTAGACAGCACGCCATTTGTCAATGCCTTTGGCAAACGAGACAACGCGCCAAGTGCTGTGATGCTGTATGTCTGGGTGAACATTGTGCTGCCTACGTCGCGCACCTCAACGGCAATGTCAACAACCGTGCCACCAAAAATCGGTACGTATGTGCTTGATGTGTCCTGCACTTGCACTGAAATGGTGCTGTTGATGCTGACAGGTATGGTCGCCTGATTAACGTCTAGCAGCTGCAAATTGACATAACCTGCTTGAGCTTGCTCGTAAATGTTTGTGCGACCTGATCTAATTGTTAGGTTAGCCAATACCGCGTCCGTGTAAGAAACGCCGTCGATCTCTACCAGCCAAACTGGCGTCCATTGCGTCATGTTAAATTGCCACCAAGTTGGTCGCGCCGCCTGTTCCGCGATAGTAGCTGTTGTTTAATGTGTCAACGATTGTGCGTGCTGTGCCTTCCTTATCAAACGCCCCAGTCACGGTCAGGTTAATAGTTGTGCCACGGTCTTTTTCCTCGCCCATACGGAAACGCCCCGCGTCAAAAGTGGACGGTATGCCTGCACTTGCAACTGCTGTGCTTGCTGCAACGCTAGCTGCCTTTGCAACACCTGAACCACCAGTGCCACCTGTTGAACCTGTTGGGCTTGGTGCTGAAATTGTAGGGACTTTAGGGACGGTTGTTGACACTGTTGGTGTTTTAATTGTTGGTACGCTGACTGTCGGCGTCGAAATCTTGCCCACGTTTGGTAGAAACGGTATTGCGTTATAGGCAGAAATCAAAGCATTGATACCTGCAACCGCACCTGAGATCAAGCCGTTGAGAATTTTGACAACACCAGCAATGACGTCAATAACACCGCCTGCGATTTTGCCTGCTACCTGTAACGCACCGCCCAAAACTGTGCCTATGACTGGTGCAACATAGGTTGCGATCAACGCCCCAAATTCCTTGAAAGTGTCAAGATTGTCACCGATTGCATCTCGAACATACCCAAACGCTTTAATCATGCCATTGATAATTGGCGTAAATACGCTAGTGATGATGTTGCCAAGTGTTGTAATGACACCACCAAGACCATTGCCGTTAAGGCTAAAAGCACCGCTAAATGCGTTGATGATTGGCAAAGCATTGTTATTGATAAAACCCATAAGCTTTTCAAGGATTGGCAACAGCGCAAACCCAATTGTTTCTTTAGCCTCATCAAATGCAATTTGCATGCGAGCAATGCGCCCTGCGTAAGTGTCTGCGTTACGAGCTGCTGCACCGCCAAACAGGTCTGACAATTTGCCCTGCACCTGTGTGAAATTCATGGTCTTTAATTCAGCAGCTGATAAGCCAATGCCTAGTTTGCCCAGTGATGCTGTATTGCCGTCATAAGCCTTGCCTAAAGCATTTGCAACGCTTTCCAGCGGTTTGCCTGTGGCTGCGCTTATGTCTAAAGCTGTCGCCAGTAGTTGCTGTGCCTTTTCAGTATCTGAGGTTGATCTGACCAAACGTCCTAAAGCTGGGCGCAGCTCATCATCTGCCACACCAGTTGCCAAAGACATTTGCAAAATTGATTGCTCAGTGGCAGCAATTTGTGCCTTTGTAGCACCTGTGGCGTTTTCTAAGGCGACGGCAAGCTGTGTCTGTGCCTTCTCGTCCTCGATTGCCGCCTTGACGCCTTCAACGCCGATCTTGATTGCGTAAGCACCAGCGGCAGCGGCAGCAGCTGCAAAAGCTGCGCCAACCATTTTGCCAACCTTGCCCATTTTGTCGCCAAAAGTGTCAACATCTTTGCTGGCAGCTTTAAGCGATTTGTTGAGGTTGTCAACGTCTCCAAGTATCGAGAGTTTAAGGGTACGACTTCCAGCCATTAGTTGTACCTCTTAACTATCTTGTTAAATGACTGTTCCCACTGCTTAATGATCTCAGGTTGCGCAGCTCGCAAGGTTGGATAAATAAACCAACCGCGTGACCCTCGACCTTCTCGACCTGACCACACTGGGAACTGTTTGTATTTGTTAGAACCAAACTCAACTCCGCCCCAGACTTGTTGCGTGCTTGCGCCACCACTTAGCTTCTGTGATGCGTAACCAAAACTGATCTCACCAATTTTTGATGATTTAGAAACTTTTGAGCCGTCCGCAACGCGGTTGTCAATAAGGTTGCGCGTTTTGGTACTAGCTGCTGACTTAATTTTCCCCTGCACATAAGTAGCAAGGGCAGACGTTGCCTCTTTGGCTTGGTCTAACGCCTCGTCGTCCATAGCCTTAAAAGATCGAGTAATGGCGCGCAGCTCAGCCTTGTCATAGCTGATTGCATCTTTAGCCATTTGCTCGCCTTTCCAAAATCTCAATGACGGTAAGTATGTCCTCGGCTGTCTCAAAAACATCTGGGTGTAGCCCTGTTGCCAGAGCTACCTCCCAAACTATTCTGCTAAGGCTTCCGACGGCGTAGCTTTTGGGTTTGCCTCACCTACGATTACCTCAGCAATACCTTCTGTCCAAATGTCGATCGGCTTGACAGGCTTTCCAGCTGCTTCACGCTTCATAGCGTGATAGGCAAGAAATACTAAATCGGAAATGCCGATCTTTTCCTGTGCCTGAGCAATTGTGTGACCTGTGTGCTTTTCCCATTTGACCCACTCTGGCGGTGCAGCTGTGTAAGTGATCTGATCGCCGTTTGTGTATTCAATTGTGATTGGTAGTTTCATTTTGTCTCCCGATTAGTAGTTTTTAGCTAAATGTCTCAGTAGGTGTTCCCACTACGACAAATGATAGGTCAACGGTCTGTGCATCTGGTGCAGCACCGCCGACGCTTGGAAACACTGGCATTACGTTAAATGCAAAGACTGCACCTGTCACGGCTGTCATTGAAACTGCCAGCGTTGTGTTTGGTGCTGTTTCGCAAGCTGTCCAAAGTGCCTCGCAAAGTGAACCTGTTGCGCCCCAGTCAGCAAGCATTGAAATGTCAAAAGTCCACTGATCGTCAATGTGCTTGTAAGCCTTGCCGTCCAGTGTTTGGTATGTCTCGACGGTTGGGCTGTTCGCAAGAGTTGCGCTGGTCGCCTGTGCGTCATAGTTAACGGTTGCAATGGTCACGACTAAATCGCGACCAGTTATGATTGTCGTTGGCATTTTGTCCCCTATGTTGTTTGAGTGTAATAAGTCGAAACGTTTATGTCAGCGACAAGCATTGGAGACTGTCCTACTTCCAACACCGTTGGCTTTTCAATTACGCCTACGACGTATCCTGCGGGCATTGCCGCAAGAATTCCGATTATGAGCTTTTCTAGATTGTCCAGTGACCCAGCATTGCTGTTGCTGGCGACAATGGCTGTAATTGCAAAATTAAGTTTGACCTGTGTTTTTGCCTTGCCAATTAACACGACTTCCATGTATGGGCTGTCAGGTACGACAACAATGGCTGGCGGTATTGGTGACTCAGGCACGCTTGGATACACGTTTGCAGATAGCGCGCTAAAGGCATTTGCTAGAGCTGAACGTGTCTCGGCAATTGAGTTTGCTGGCATTTATTGAACCACTGTCTCGGCGTCCAAATAAGGCATAAGCAATGTGCTGACGCGGTTGGTCAAGCTGCGACCCATGCGGTATGGCGAACTGGCAAAGTCCACGCCCTCGATCTGTCCACCAGCTGCAACGCGTGATTGAAAGACCTCAACGCTAACAGCCAAAATTGCTGACTCAATTGCTGG